ACTTAAGCCATGAAAGCCCTCCCATGGGCGGAGCGGATATATTCGCGCGCTCAGGCGGCCGACTTGGCCGCGATCCATGAAGGAACGCTCGACGTCCTGATTCACCGGATGAAAGACGTCGCGTTTCTTTTCTCCGAGAAGCGAGGCTCAAGCCGCGTCTTCAGTGCCCGCGACATTGCCGTGTTGAAAGTTGCGCACGACTTGGAGCGCGCTGGCCAGACTTGGCTCACTGCCTTGGCGCGCGCTCACGACAACTTGCAAAACATCCCGCCGCCCTCCGCGCTGCTGGTGACGCCCGCGCTTTCCGTATCGTCGAAATCCAGCCGCTTCGCCTCCGGGCCGCAGGCCATCACCGACGAGACGCTCGTGATCGTGCCCATTGGCGCGATCGTGGCGGACATCATTGCAAAGATTGGAGGCCGCCCGTGAGGTTCTGGCCGTTTAAGAAATCCGACCCGGTGTCGGAAACCAAAGGCGAGTTGACCGACTGCGATAGCCCAAGCTGGGAAGCTCTCTTGGCGGGCTCACTGCCCTCCGCCACGGGCGTCGCCGTCAACGCCGAGTCCGCGATGGCGTGCGCCCCGGTCAATGCTGCGGTGACGCTCATCACGTCCAGCATCGGCCTGCTGCCCTGCAAACTCTTCAAGCGGGCCATGGACGGCAAGGACGTTGCCGACGACCACGCCGCAGCGACGCTCGTCCACAAGGACGCGAACGACTGGCAATCCGCCGGCAAGGTTCGCGAAGCCGTCACGGTGGACGCGCTTCTTCATGGCGACGGCTTCGGCTTCGTCACGAAGGTCGCGGGCCGCCCGGTCGAAATCCTGCACCTAAAGCGCAGCGCCGTGACGGTCGAATATCTCGATAGCGGCGAGCCCCGGTACAAAATCGGCACGCGCCGCTACAAGCCCGACACCGTCATCCACCTGCAGGCGCCGTCGATTGACGGAAAGTGCGGGCTGGGCCTGCTCCGGGCCGGGCGTGACTCCATCGGCTTGGCGATCCTGCTCGAACGCACGTCGGCGCGGCTGTTTCGTAACAACTCCAAGCCAGGCGGAATCCTTTCCGCAAAAACCAGCCTGCGGCCCGACGCGGCCAAGCGCATCCTGGAAGCCTGGGCGTTGACCAACGGTGGCGATAACGTCGGTGGCGTCGCCGTCCTCGACAACGAGACCAAGTACACCGCCACGGCCTTCACGTCAGTGGATAGCCAGCATCTAGAGCAGCGCAACTTCGCGATTGCGGAGATCGCCCGGCTGACGCGCGTTCCCGTAACGATGTTGCAGGAACTCAGCCACGGCACCTTCGCGAACACCGAGCAGCAGGCTCTTCAGTTCTTGCAGCTATGCTTGCTGCCTTGGCTAAAAAACTGGACGGACGCCTATCGGCGCACGCTCCTGACTAAGTCAGAGCGAGACGAATACTCATTTGAATTCGTAGTCGACGACATCCTCAGGGCGGACACCGCAACCCGGGCCGAGGCCTACGCGAAGTTCCGGAGCATGGGTGCGTTCACTGCGAACGATGTCAGGCGACTCGAGTCGATGCCAGCGCTTCCGGGCGGCGACGAGCTTAGCAACCCGTACACAAGCACCGGCAAGCCGGCGAACGATAATCCAGAACCCAAGGAAGAAAATGCCGCAGCTTGATAACGGCACGCCCATAGACCTCGATGTGAAATCCGTCGCCCCTGACGGTTCGTTCTGGGGCTACGCAAGCACATTTAACGTCATGGACCGCGGTGGCGACGTGGCGATGCCTGGCAGCTTCGCGAAGTCACTTACGAAGTACCCGGCGGGCAAGGTCAAGCTGCTTTGGCAGCACAATACTGACGAGCCTATCGGCGTCTGGAAATCGCTTGCCGAAGACGAGCACGGCTTGAAGGCAGAGGGGCAACTCCTGCTTGAGACGACGCGCGGTCGCGAAGCGCACGCGCTCTTGAAAGCTGATCAGCTTGCCCTCTCGATCGGCTTCCGGACGATCAAAGACGAAGTCGACCGTAAATCGGGCGTTCGTCGTCTGCACGAGGTTGAACTCCGAGAAATCTCGCTCGTCACCTTCCCGATGAACGAAGATGCCGTAATCAGCGGCGTCAAATCCACCAACAATTCTTTCCGCGCTCTCGTCGAAGCAATCAATTCGGCCCGCGCCAATTTCAAGGACTAACCAATTGTTTAACGATTCTATCCCCGCCGACCTTGAGACCAAGTCCGACGACGGCGCTGACGAGGTCAAAGCCGCCCTGGCTGGCCTGACTACCGATGTCAAAGCCCGCCTCGATGCCATGGAGGCTAAGCTCAACCGGCCCAATCTGGAAGACGAGGAAAAGGGTGGCGAGGTTACCGACGAGGTCAAGGCGTTCAACGTCTACCTCCGCCGCGGCAAGGAGGGCACTCCAGCCGAAGAGCTTAAGACGCTCAACGTCTCGTCGGATCCGCAGGGCGGCTACCTCGCGCCGACGGAATTCTCGGACGAGATGATCCGCAATCTGGTGCAGTTCAGCCCTATTCGCGCTGTCGCTTCGGTTCGCACCACGTCGGCGCCCAGCGTCATCTACCCGGCCCGAACTTCCGTTACTAACGCGAAGTGGAAAGGCGAGACCCAGACGCAGGAAGGCTCCGAGCCTGCCTTTGGCCAGGCTGAGGTGCCGGTCAACGAGTTGAACACGTTCGTCGACATCAGCAATCAGCTCCTCGCCGACAGCGGCGGCTCCGCGGAGCAGGAGGTTCGCCTCGCCCTGGCGGAAGACTTCGGCCAGAAGGAAGGTCAGGCCTTCCTGACGGGCACGGGCGCCAACCAGCCGATGGGCTTGCTCGCTGACACCAACATCGGCACGCAGCCCGCTGCGGGTGCTGCTGCGATCACGTTCGATGATCTCATGAACGTCTTCTACAGCCTCCCGGCCGTGTATCGGAACGCGGGTACTTGGGCCTTCAACACAGCCACGCTGAAGTCGCTGTCAAAGTTGAAGGATCTCGAGGGTCGATACGTTTGGCAGCCCGCGGATGTGCGGGGCAATGCGCAGGGCGCGACCATTCTTGGTCGTCCGTATATCGAGGCACTTGAGATGGCCGATATCGGCACGGGTAACGTGTCCGTCGCATTCGGTGACTTCTCTGGCTATCGCGTCGTCGATCGCGTCAGCATGTCCATTCTGGTCAACCCGTTCATTCAGGCCACCAACGGCATCACACGATTCCACGCGACTCGTCGCGTCGGTGCCCGCGTCATTCAGCCGGCGAAGTTCAAGAAGCTGCTGCACCCCTGATCTGCAGCCATCGCCTTTCCTTTTCCAAGGGCGCCCTCGTGGCGCCCTTTTCAATACAGGAGCGCTCCATGCGCGATCTTTATAATAACGTCAGCACCAAGTCGGCTCTGTCCCCCGCCGTTCAGGCCGCATCGGTTGACGGTCTTGCGATTGACACTCTCAACTTTAACAGCCTGGCCTTCGTGGTCACCACGGGCGCGATTGCGTCTGCCGGTGCGTTTTCGGCGAAACTGCAGGAATCCGATGCATCTGGTTCAGGCTTCGCGGACGTTGCCGCCGGGCAGTTCGACAGCAATGCGCCTGCCACCCTCCTTGCCGACAGCACCGTGAAGCTCGGCTACCGTGGCTTTAAGCGGTTCGCCCGTGTCGTGCTGACGAAGGCTGGCGGCACAAGCATCGCCGCAGGCGCCATTGCCATCCTTGATCGGTCTGCGCAGAGCCCGGTGGCCTGATGGCGACGCAATTGCTGGCGGTGGGGTCCACTGCCGCTTCGTCGAGCGACCTCGTCGTGACGGATGATGTCACGGTGTCAATCAAGGGCTTCACCGGCCCTGAGGCGTTCGTCGCCATCGAACTTAAGGACGACGCCGCAGCGTATGTCGCGGTCGGAACCCTGACGACCTCACACCCCGCGACCGTCATTTCCGCCCCGGGCACCTACCGCTTTACTCGCCGTGCCGGGGCTACCTGCGGCGTGTTCAGCGCCTAACTGTATTCGGCGCCAGTCATATGCGGGCTTCTAGCGGTCAGTCCAACAGCAGATAGGCAACCTCCCGGGCGCCAGCAGATCAGTAATCGGGCCAAGGTTGTCACGATCGCGAGCACCAACCTGACTTCCACAGGACAAGGGCTCATGGCCGGTTGCAGTGGGATGCTGCAGCCGGCCCACCACCATCACTAGGACATCACCATGCCATCAGCAGCACCGCGCTATTGCACGTGCGGCCGACACGTCGTGCCCGCTCGCCAGTCCTGCCCGTGTTCCATCCAGCGTCAGAAGGCTAGCGAGGCGGCCAGGCCCAGCGCATCAGCGAGGGGATACACAGGCTCATGGTCAAAAGCGTCCAAGGCCTTTCTCGCCCTGCCAGGCAATGAGCGGTGTAGCTGCGGATGCGGGAAGGTCGCTAACATGGTCGACCACCATCAGGCTCATAAAGGGGACCAGACGTTGTTCTGGGACCGCAGCAACTGGCGCGCATTCAACGTTGCATGCAACTCGAGGAAGGCCGCGCGCTCAGAGGGCGCCTTCGGCAATCCGCGTAATAATATTGCGTGAAACAGCAATAAAATTGCGTGAAACACCGTCAGGGCCGGGGGGTGGGTCGAAACGGCCCAAACGACCCCGGGACCATGACGCCCCCGTCGCTTGTGACACACCCATTTTGGGCCATTCCCTAAACTTATGAATGGCGCATTTCAGATAAGTTTTGGTAATGGAAATCATCACACTCGAAGAATTCTACGCACACACCCGCGTCACGGACGATGCGGAAGACGCCTCGGCGCAGGCCATTGTCGATGCCGCCAACGGTTACGTAACAGGCCTCATCGATCCCGATGTCGAATATGAGCCGCCCGCGGACGTGAAGCTGGCTGCCCTGCAGATTGCTGCTCATTGGTGGGAACGCCGAGAGACGGCCGGCGTCGACACGCTGCACGACATCCCGCTCAACGCCTCCGCGACCCTCGTCAACCATCGGTCGTGGAGCTTCGGGCGATGAGCGCCGGACAACTCCGGCAGAAGGTTACATTCCAGCGGCGCGAAATGATCGATGACGGCGCGGGTAACGTGGAAGGCATCTGGCAAACCGAGTTCCTCGCGTTCGCGGACTTCAAATTCCTCCGGGGCGGCGAACAGGTCATGGCAGGACGCCTGGCCGGTAAGCAACCCGCGATCATCACTATCCGCAGCTCCGTCTCCAGCCGTGTCGTCGATACGGCGTGGCGCATCATCGATGCAGGTGACGAGGCCTGGAACATCCGCGCCATCACCGACCCGACCGGGAAGCGCGCTTGGCTGGAAATTCTTGCCGAGAAGGGCGTCACCACATGAGCCACCATACACGTGGTCGAAAGGCCGAGCCCGTACCGGTAGACGATCCGATCAGGAAGGTGCCGGCGCCGCCGAAGGATATGAGCCCCGAGGCCAAGGCCGAATGGCGCAGATGCGTCCCGGTTCTGGTCGAGCGCCGGGTTCTGTCCAAGGCCGACTTGCATGCGGTCGAGCGCTTTTGCGAGGCCTCCGGCGACATCAAGATTGCCCGCGCCGCCATCGCGAAGGACGGCGCCTACGTTACCAACCGGCTCGATGAACTTAAGCGACATCCCGCCTTCGCCACGCTGCGCGAGGCCACTGCCGAAGCCCGTCGCTGGGCCGCAGAGCTTGGCCTTACGCCCTCTGCCCGTAGCCGTGCCGGCTCGCATGAAGACGACGAAGAAAACCCCATGGATTTGTAAATGACCCGACCAGCCTGGCTTTTTGACGAGAGCCCGATTCCGGACCCTCTCGGCTATGGCCAGCGGGCCGTTGATTTCCTGAAGGGGCTAAAGCACCCGAAGTCCAAGCAACCCGGCAAGGCCTTCCAACTGGATCCCTTCGTCGATCGTCTGGTTAGACGCCTATACGGCCCGCGCGACCCAGACGGCCAGCGACAGGTCCGCACCGTCTTCGCCATGATTCCTCGCGGCGCCCGTAAAACCAGCATCGGTGCCGCGCTCGTCTGCCTTCACACCTTCGGCCCGGAGCGCGTTGCCAACGGCCAGGTCGTCTCTGCCGCGGCGGACTCGAAGCAAGCCCTCATCGCCTATGACGAGGCGCTTGGCATTGTGCAGGCTATGCCCGATGTCGCCAGCAAGCTCGAGGTTCGGGTCGGAACTCACAAAATCCGTCACCGCAGGAAGGGCGCCACCTATGAGTCGATTAGCTCGGATGGCGCGACGCAGCACGGTAGGACGGTCAATTTCCTGCTGTCGGACGAAATCCACGCCTGGAAGAAACGTGACCTCTGGGAGGCGTTGAAGACCTCACTGGCGAAGACGGCGGAGTCCCTGCACGTCATCACGACGACGGCTGGTCGCGGCTCTGAGAACCTAGCTTTCGATCTCGTCAGCTATGCCCGCAAGGTCGCATCCGGCGAGATTGACGACCCGAGCTTCCTGCCGGTGCTGTTCGAGCCGGATGCCGGAGCGGACTGGCGCGACGAGGCTGTTTGGCATGACGTCAACCCGGGCCTGGCGCTCGGCTATCCGGACCTGAAGGGCCTGCGGGCCATGGCTCGAGAGGCTGCCAACAGGCCAGCCGACCTCGACGCCTTCAAGCAGTATCACCTGAATTTCTGGCCCGACCATAGCGCTAGCCCGTTCGTCGATATGGCGACATGGGACGAAGGGGCCGAGCCGATCGATATGGAAGCCCTGCAGGGCGAGCCGTGTTGGCTGGGCGTCGATTTGAGCTCGTCTCAGGATCTCACCGTCGTCGTGGCGGCGTTCCGTGATGGCGACGATACGATCCTTGTGCCGCAGTTCTTCGTGCCCAAGGACAACCTTCGGCAGCGTCAGGATGCTACCGGCGCCCCGTATCTCGATTGGGTGGCCAACGGTTACGTAACGGCGACGCCGGGCAACGTGGTCGATTTCCGCGCCGTAGAGCAGCATATCCGCGACATGGCCGAGCGCTATGACGTTCGCGAGATTGCCTGCGACCCCGCCCTGGCCCGTAACCTGCTCAACAATCTGCAGGAGGACGGTTTGCCTGCCATCGAGTTCCGGCAGGGCGCTATCAGCATGATGCCGGCGATTGCCGAACTCGAGCGGCAGGTCGTGGCGGGGCGCGTCAAGCATGGCGGCAACCCCGTCCTCCGTTTTTGCATGGCCAACTGCGAAGTCGAAACCAACTCCTATGGGCACAAAGTCCGCCTGACCAAGTCCAAACGCTGGCTGTCTATCGATGGCGCCGTGGCCGCTTGCATGAGCGCGTACCGGGCCAGTCTGGGCGGCGCGGCATACGCGGGCTCGATGTACGACACCGACGATTGGAAATCGGTCTATGGCAACTAGCACCGCCGCATCAGTTGCGCGGCTCCGCAAACGTCTAGCGCGCGTGCCGATAGAGGTACGGGCCGCTGCTGCCGCTCAGGCCGCGATTGAAGCAAACAATCTCACCATCGCCATGAAGGGCAGCGCGCCGAAGGACGACGGCGTACTCGTCGCCAGCGTGCGCATGGAAGTCGGCCGGAGCGGCGACCAGTTCGTCGTCAAAGCAGGCGGACCCACCACAACTCGGCCCGTCCGCGAGGGCGCGACCGCGACCTTCGATTACTCCTTGGCGTCGGAGTTTGGCCGCGAAGGCCAGCCCGCACGCGGCTGGTTTTATCCCACATATCGCGCACGGCGGAAGAAAATCCGCCGAAACATCGAACAAGCCGCACTCGCTGCGGCCCGCAAGCTTTCAGATTAGGAACCTATAATGACCGAGCCCCACCCGTGCCAGGTGCGCATTTTCTATGGCGATGGCGAATACGACTTCCGGATTCCGTTTGCCCAGCTTGAGGAGCTTCAGGACAAGCTCGGGCAGGGTCCGATGAGGACGCTGATGAACTTCGAGTCCGGCGAGTGGTCGCCCAAGTCGGTGTATGAAACAGTCCGCCTTGGCCTGATCGGCGGCGGCATGGAACCGGCCAAGGCCTATACCCATGCGAAACGCTACTGCCTAGACCGTCCGATGGGCGAGTCCGTGCTGGTCGCCGTCACGGTGTTGAGCGCTGCGTTGATGGGCGTGCCGAAGGCGCCGGAGTCCCTGAATGGCTAATCCGGGGGAAGGCCTTCAGATTGCCGTCGGCGCAAATATCAAGGCGCTCGAAAGGCAAATGAAGGCGGCGGCCCGGGCGTCCGGGCAAGCTGCAGACGACATAGACGCCCGGTTCAAAAAGCTGAATCCGACCATTAATTCGTCGGGACTGGCCAACGCCGCCAAGGGCTTCGCCGCCGCGTTCACGATGGATAAGATCATCCGCGGTCTTGCCGACGCCAACTCCGAGTTGGTGCGCATAGGCGAGACGGCCAAGCGCGTCGGGTTAGATACTGCTAAGTTTCAGGAGTTGCAGTTTGCCGGCCGCACGAATGGCCTGACCAACAAGCAGTTCGGAACCGGCATCGAGGGCTTGGCCGAGAAGCTGAACGACTCGCGGCAGCAGGAAACCGCCCTCTCCAAGCTCTTCGACGAAAACAATTTGAAGCTGAAGGACCGCAAGGGCGCGGTCATGGACGTCAATACGGCCCTCGGCCAGGTCGCAAACCTTACCAAGAACGCGGCGACCGAATTCGATAAAATTAAGATTGCCGAGGCCGCCGGGTTGACGCGCGATTGGGTTCCGATGCTCGAGCAGGGTGCCGATGCAATCGCGCGCCAGGCGACGGAAGCCGGCAAGACCGGCGCCGTGATCGATTCCGAAATAATCGCCAAAGCCAAGGACTTCGAGCGCGACTGGTCCGCGGCGGTTGAGCGCTGGTCGACGATGATCCGGGCCAACGCTGGTTCGATCATCGGCCTTATCGATACGATGATTGCGAAGGCCGGCGCGCTCGCGGGCACGATCGGTAGCGCCGTCAGCAACTATGCAGGCAAGACGGCTGCCGTCGCCGACCTCGAGCAGAATGGCGTCGAGGGCGCTAGCCGGTCGTCGCTGGAATGGGGCGTCGCTAAAGGCCGAGAGCTTGGCCTTGGCGAGTCCGACCTTGCTGCCGCCCAGAAGCGGCTCGAGCAGCTTCGTGAGCTTGACCGGGAGACAGCCCGGGCCGCGGGGTTCCCGGCAACGCAGGCGGCGCTGCAGGTTACGGTCACAGGCAAGCCCACCGGCACGTCCTCCCTGTTCGACAAGGGCAAGAAGGGCGGCGGTAGTGATGAGGACCGCGTTACGTCGGTACAGCGTTACGTCGACGCTCTTGGCAAGGCTCAGGCCGTTGCTGAGGCTGAGCGCCAGACCGTAGGCCTATCTGTCATCGAACGCGCCAAGGCCGTCGCCCTCGCACAGGGGCAGGCTGCGGCGCAGCGTGACGTAACCGTGGGGCTGCGCGAAACGGCGGTACTGACGTCGGCAGAGAAAGACAAAATCCTTGGCATCGCCACTGCCACGGCCACATGGGCGCAGGAAACCAAGCAAGTTAAGGAATCGATGGAGTTCGCCAAGGATTTGACGGCGGACGTCGCCAAAGGATTTCTAGATGACTTGATGAATGGAGCCAAAGCCGCCGATGCGTTGAATAATGCACTGAAGCGGATCGCGTCTACACTGGCGAATAAGGCGATCGAGGGCCTGATCGGCGGCATGTTTGGCGGTAGCGGGACGAACGGCGGCGCTGGCGGCTTTATGGGCCTGCTCGGCGGGCTGATGAAGTTCGACAGCGGTGGCTGGGTTGGCGGCAGCGGCACGGGCAAGAGCGACAGCAACGTCGTTCGCGTTAGCCGCGGCGAACACATCACCAACGCTCGGTCGGCTCAAAAGTACGGCCCGCTGCTGGAGGCGATCAACAAGGACCGGATGCCCAAGTACGCCAACGGTGGATTTGTGGGCGCCATGTCCTCCCCAACCGTCCCCGCGGGCATTTCGAGGGGCGGTGGCTCGTCCCCCAAGATCGTTATCAACAACACGCAATCGCAGAGCGTGCAGACTGAGGCGAAGCAGGAATCCAACGGCGATATCAGCGTTTGGGTTAGCGCCATCGAGGCGCGCATTGCGGACAACGTATTGCGCAACCGCGGCCCGCTGTCCGCAGCAACCACGGCCCGCCAAACCAACCGACAGCTAAGGGGATAACAGTGTCAGTCGTCAATATCGTCCACACGCCCGATGC